TACTCTTACTCAGCATCAGGACATAATATTGAAAGCACCGATACAAATAAATATATCAACCCTACAGCTACAACTCTTACAGAACAAACAGTTGGAGGAGTAAATTTTAGTTGGACTTCACCAAACTTAGAATCCGTTCCAAGATTCACAATTACAAATCCAGGGGCATCATTCTCTCTTCAAGAAACTCTGATAACACCAGGATTGGACACAGTAACGACAATAACAAGAACAATAAATTCAAGCACAACAACAGAAACTACAACTACATTTGGGCAGTAGCTTTAATCCTTTGCCCTGTAAGGGTTTTGGCTAATACAACAGTCGCATCGCCCTCCAGTAATGCTCAGGGGGTAGTAAATAATAATGCGACAATGATAACTCCATCATCAATGCCAAGTTTCAGAATGAGTCAAGGTATTGTCTGTGCTTCTCCTAGTCTTACAATCACTCCATATGTAACCGACTCTCATACATTTTCTTTACCCAGAGAAACCGTTACCAGACAGAATATCTATGACGAAGATACTGGA